TTGCCACTATAGCAGGACCACAGGGTGGATCAACACTAAACGGTGATGCACTTAAGAATGAAGCCATTGCTGAAATGGAAAAACTTGATACTGAGCTTCAGACTCAGATTGCAGGTGGTGTTGGCTACGGTTTCACAATTGGCTAATAACTGCTTGACTTTTAGATAAATCTATAGTAACATACATATATTAATACTTAAAGAAAGGAAACTTCTATGATCGTAGGAATCTGCGGACTTATTGGATCGGGCAAAGATACTATTGCTGATTATTTGATTAGAAAACATGATTTTGAAAAGATCAGCTTTGCTGACAAACTTAAAGACTCTGTGAGTGTTATGTTTGATTGGGACCGTGAGCTACTAGATGGCAAAACCGATGAAAGCAGAGCATGGAGAGAAGAAGTTGACGAGTATTGGTCAAAAGAAACTGGTGAAACAATTACACCTAGACTAGTATTACAACTGTTTGGTACCGAATGTATGCGTGATGGATTTTACGATGGTATATGGGTAAGCCTAACAAAGAAGAAGATACTAGACAATCCCGGCAAGAACTTTGTTATACCAGATGTACGTTTCCCTAATGAAGCTAAAATGCTATATGAGATCAAAGGTCAAGTATGGCGTGTAAAACGTGGTGATGATCCGCAATGGTTTGTAGACTACAGGGACTATGGAACAGAGCCTAAAGAAGTACACCCTAGTGAATGGGCTTGGGCACAAACTAAATTTACACAGATTATTGAGAATAACAAGACCGTTAACGATCTTACAGATCAGGTACGAGATCTCCTTGTTTCCACTTAAACCCTTCCTTATATATAATTTTACTACAATTAGCACACACGGTCTTTAGATTACTAAACCTGATGTTGTTCATGTCACCGTCTACATAGTAGACTGAAAATTGTTCCTTGTGTTTGCTTTTATACCCACACTTGTCACACTCGTTCTTTTTAGTATAGCCTGACTGTTTGTACTTGGAATATGCGGTACGTGGCTTGCCATGCCTAACACATGACTCACACTTGCTTCGATAGAAAGGTTTGCCCTTCTTGTAGTAGTTGATTGCTACAGGTTTCTGTCCACATTCACATAAAGGTCTCATATATGTATTTACCTGCCCTTTTTGATCCCTTTTTCACCGTAGTTATACCATAGGTTTATGCGTTTTGGTATAAATACTTGTAATATGCTAACAGGAGAACTAAAATGGCTTTAACATCACCAGGAGTACAGGTTTCCGTAATCGACGAAAGTTTTTACACGCCGGCGGAACCAGGAACAGTACCAATGATTTTCGTTGCGTCTGCACAGGATAAACAGAACGCATCAGGAACAGGTACAGCAACAGGAACACAAAGTAAAAATGCGGGAGTACCGTATTTGATTACTTCACAAAGAGAATTAACAGAATTGTTTGGAGATCCAACTTTCTATACAGATTCTAACAACAATGCGTTACATGGTAACGAGCTTAACGAATACGGATTACAAGCGGCTTACTCATACTTAGGAGTGGCAAATAGAGCTTACGTAGTTAGAGCAGATTTAAACACTACAGAGCTAATTGCAACTGCAACGGCTCCAGCGGCAAACCCAGCAGACGGAACATACTGGTTTGATACTGCTAATAGTGTATTTGGAATCTTTGAATGGAATAGTGCTTCAGCATCGACAACTGGTGGTCAGAGCTTTAGCAATAAACTTCCAACAGTAATTACAGATGCAACTAAGGTAACAGGCGGAACACCTAAAACTTCTGTTGGCGCAGTAGGTGACTATGCCATTGTTGCAACTACAACTTTAAATAAATTCTTCTACAAAAACGCAAGTGGTACTTGGGTACAAGTAGGTTCAAGTGCATGGATTAGTTCATGGGCAACTGTAACAGGAACTGAAAGCAATCCAACTATTAGTAATGGTGCTACAATGAGCTTAAACGGTTCTGTTGTAACTTCAGGCGGTACTGCACTTTCAGATGTAGTAACAGGAATTACAGCGGCTGGTATTGCTGGTGTAACTTCAGCAGTAGTAGATGGTAAATTAGAAATTTATTCAACTGGTGCAGATATTGTATTGGCGGCAAATGCTTCTACACTATTAGCAGAGATTGGTTTAACAGCAGGTACTTTCAAAGCACCAGCATTAACTATTGCTCCGCACACATCAGTTCCAGAATACAAGTCAACAGACACAGCTCCAAAACCAACAGGTTCTTTATGGATTAAAACTACAGAACCTAACTTGGGTGCTAAATGGTCAGTTAAGAAATGGAACAACACAACTCAATTATGGGAAACAGCGGCGGCTCCAATTTACTCAACTAACCAAGCGGCGTTATACGGTTTAGATAAAACTGGTGGCGGTGCTAACTTGGCAGTAGGTGCTCTTTACATTAACTATAATAATGCAGAGGACACTATTGTAGGTGACTTTAAAATTCACAGACGTGTGGCAACAGGTGCAACATCAATTACTTCAAGTATTGTTGCGGCACAGGTTACAGCAGGAACATACGCATTTAACATTCAAGAAACTTTAGTTAATAACGCGGCTTTACAAGCTGACAAAACTATTAGTGTAACAACTACTGGTGCGTCAAGTGATGCTGATGTTATTGCAGGTGCTATTAATAGTGCAGGTTTTGTAAATGTAGGTGCAAGTGTTGATGCAAGTAACAGAGTTGTTATTTCACACAATGACGGTGGTGACTTTAGAATTAAAGACACTGGAGGCGTATTAGCATTAGCAGGATTTAGTGCTTATGTTGATGCAAACTCAGGTACACCAAACTTATACACAGCACCAACAGGTGATAGTACACATGACTTTGTTGCAAGTAACTGGCAGGTATTAACTTATACTGCAAGTGCAACAGCAGTAACGGCTTTAACAGCTGATAAAACTTTATGGTACAGTTCAGTTGTTGACGAAGTAGACATGATGATACACAATGGAACTACTTGGGTAGGTTATCAAGATTCAACTGCTCCGTACTTTGCGGCGGCGGCTGGTGATAAAACAGATCCAAAAGGTCCAATCGTAAGTGCTACTGAGCCAACTTTACAGTCAGACAGTACTGCACTTAAAAATGGTGACTTATGGATTTCAACAGCAGACTTAGAAAACTATCCTAAGATTTACAAGTACAACGCAACTACTTTAAAGTGGGTACTTGTTGATAACGGTGATCAAACTACTGAAGATGGTATTTTATTTGCTGATGCAAGATACAACACAGCAGGTGCAAACAGTTCAACAGCAGGTTCAATTGAAGCACTTTTAAGTTCAAACTTCTTAGACACAGACGCTCCAGATCCAGCACTATATCCAAAAGGTATGTTGCTTTGGAACTTAAGACGTTCTGGATTTAATGTTAAGAAATTTGTTAGAAACCAAGTTGACACATCAGGCAACAACCTAAGATTTGGTAGTGGCGCAGGTGAGTCAATGGCAGGTTACTATGCTCATAGATGGGTAACTGAATCAGCTAACCAGGCAAACGGTTCAGGTTCATTTGGTAGAAAAGCTCAACGTAAAGTTGTTATACAATCATTACAAGCAATGGTTAACAGCAACCAAGACATTAGAGACGATCAATCAAGAATCTTTAACTTAATGGCTTGCCCAGGTTACTCAGAGTTAATTGGTGAAATGGTTACACTAAACACAGACAGAGGCTTAACAGCATTTGTTGTTGGTGACTTACCATTTAGATTAACTGCTGATGCTACAACAATTAACAACTATGCAACTAACGTAAACCTTGCAGTTGAAGATAACGATGATGGATTAGTAACAAGTGATGAGTATATGGGAACTTTTTATCCTAGCTTATTCACAAGTGATAATGCAGGTAAAAACATTGTTGTTCCAGCATCACATGGTATACTTAGAACAATAGCATTAAGTGATAGTGTTTCATTTCCATGGTTTGCTCCAGCAGGAACAAGACGTGGTGGAATTACTAACGCCTCAAGTGCAGGATACATTGATGCAGAAGGTGAATTTAAAGCAGTTGCTTTAAATACTGGACAACGTGATACATTGTACAGCAATAAAATTAACCCGATAACATTCTTAACAGGTGCGGGACTTGTCAACTACGGTCAAAAAACTAGAGCCAAAAATGCTAGTGCGTTAGATAGAATTAACGTTGCTAGACTAGTAATTTACCTAAGAGGACAGTTAGATAAACTTGCTAAACCATATATCTTTGAGCCAAATGATAAAATCACAAGAGATGAAATCAA